CAACGCAGAAAATAAGTGTTCCGCTGCGTCCAGCCGCAGCGGGCAACGCTCATCCGCGTTGCATTTAATTATTCAAATCCCTCTCATCAAATACCCATGCCAGAAAAAACACCACCCAATGGGTGGTGCTTTTTCTGGCGGAGTGAGAGGGATTTGAACCCTCGCGCGCTGTTTAGACGCCTACTCCCTTAGCAGGGGAATCAGCCCCTTAATTTCCTGACTTTTTCCGGTCTTAATTGGCGTTGTTTTGCACAAATACTGAGGAAATCCAAACTATTGCAAAAACCAATACGGAACTGTACGCAGTAGATTATCCATAATATAACCCCGCCATTTTGCGTTGTCAAGTAAAATATTACCGATTTTACAAATTATGACAAAGCCCCACCGGGGTGATCCGGTGGGGTGCTCTTTATTGAAAGATATCACAAAGCGCGCCAAGGATTGCTGCGCCGATGAATCCAGCGGCTGTGTAAAGGAGAAATGCACCCATTGTTGCACCCCCCGTCTCAGGCCGCCGTGGGCTTGAGACATACATCGTAATAAAAGTTTGTGTCGAAGTAGTCTACCATGCTGTTGCTGCAATCGTACCGGTAGGCGGCGATCAATGCGTCCACCTTCTCGACCCTGGTTTTTGCCTCCGGGATCAGAAAATCGATCCAACGCATGGTGTATGCTTTTTCCTCGGTTGTGACCTTGGAATATTCCCAAGTAGCAGCAGCTCGACGGATACGCTCCCGATCGTCGGCTTCAGCTGCCCAGTATTTATCGGCATGGATGTATTCGCCTGCGCCGTTACCATAGTAGATCCAGGCAGCAGAACCGCTGATCTGAAAATTTTCCAGATACTGATCGAAAGGAATGAAGTCAGATTGCGCAACCTTGACGGTAGCGGTGATGGTCTGACCGCCGGCGTAGGTTTTCACCTTTACGGTAACTCCCTGGATGCCGGCTTTTTTGATATCTGCCCGGATCGCAGCAGATAGATCAGAGCCGTGCAAATGGTGGTTGCTCTTGCTTCCGTAGATTGCACCGCCGCCCATATAGCCGTCGCCAATGACGGATGCAGGGGCTTCCTCGGTGGTTGTGCCGGTGATTGCTGCGGCTATGCTTTCCTCGCTACCATAGCCATACCAGCAGCGCTTGACGCTATGCCAGCGGAATTTAAGGGCCTTCAGGGCGTCCCGGACCGCCTCACTGGGCTTGCCGTCAAAGTAGATCTCCTGGCTGTTGTATTGGGCGTTGTAAGTGATGTTGTAAGTCATAAAAATATCCTCCTTGACTTTGTGCGTCAGGGAGGGTAAAATAATATAGCTCCCTGACTTCGTGATGGTTGTCGTGTGAGTATTGGACCGGTACTGCAATACCTGTCCGGGTCCCGGTGCCGCTGCAACGGTGCCGGGATTTTCTTTACTGCTTTTCGCCCTGCAAGGCGATCCGTAGCAACCGTTTGATCTCCGTTTGCTTTTGCTTGCCGTCCAGTGCCGCCAGGATATCGGCATCCGTCCGGTTGTTGAGCTTTAGACCGATGAAAGTTGTGTTTTCTTTCATCCAGGCTTTTTTTGCTTCGCTATCTGCTATTGACTTCTACCCCCTTTTGTGGTAAGATTTTTAAGAACCCTAGGGGAGCGTCACCTCCCCTAGGTAAGAAGAGCGCTGACCTCCGTTACAGGTCACGGCTCAACCACAGGTGTTAGTTGAAGATTGGCCGCTTTCCGCTAGGAGGGCGGTCATTTCTTCGTTATGTCGATAACTCCGAAAATGACGACGGCGAGCAATGTAAGGAGTGCAAGCACTTCTGTAATTGTCATTCGTATCACCTCCCAAACTTTCGTACTGGGGTCGTTGGGTGGTGAGCCGTTGCGCCCTTGCTGTGGTTACATAGTACCATAGGTTTTACCTAATGTCAACCCCCTTTTTCAACTTTTTTCAAAATATTTTTTTAGCCTTTTTCCGGTGGCGTTTCAGCCCCCACCGTCTACGCGCGCGTACAATATACAGCCCTGCCAAAGTCGTCTCATTTCAGGATGACCGGCAGGGCTTTTTTATTGCCTTTTCAATGTTTTTCTGGTGCTGTCCCCTTGTTCTTTTCGGAAGTATATATAATAATAGGATTCAGAAGACATTTATAAACTTTGGGGAGGTGTTTTGCATGGCTGGAAACGGAAATAGCGGTAGAAATCCAACTTTTCACCTATCTGAAGCCCAGCTCGACGCCAAGATCGAACAGTACAAGAAAGACCTGCAAGACGGCAAGTTTGCAAGGGCTTCCTGGCCGCATTTCGCAGCATACCTGGACAGCACGGAAGCTGAGCTTGCAGAGGTGATCGAACAGGGGGCTAAAAAGGATAGTGCATATAGCGGGCGGGGGAAGGCGTTAAAAAAGATGGCTACCTGGGTCAGAGGGCAGTACATGAGTGCTCCGGGCTGGAACGGTCAGCTGACCAGCCGGGCAATCTTTGCGCTGAAGCAGGATATTGGCGACGGTGTAAAGTGGAGCGATCAGGAAGGCAAGCAGACCGGACCGGTAGAGGTTAAAATCTCCTTCGGCGGTGACGATCCCAGAGCCAAAAAGGCATCGATGTAGGCTTCTCCCCGTTTTTAGGTTGCAAACAGGAAAAACAGGGCTTTGGAGGGCTAAAAACAGTGCGAACGCAATCAAATCTTAATTTTGTTGCGTTCAAAGGGGCTATTTCGGTATGTTTTTGGTATGTTTTCGGTATTTTGACGAATAAATCAATAAATGGGCGCAATTCCACCGGTGGCGGACACTTTGGAAGCCGCAGAACGATCTGCAAAGTGCTATTTTTCTCAAGCAATCAGCAGGCAATTTGGCAGAGCAAAAGCAATCAGCAAACCCACCTTTTCCCAATCCGGCAATCTGCCCCGGTTGCGTGCGTGGGCATGGGGTTTGGTCAGACCGCCTACCCATGGGGAGGGTAGCGGAAAACGGGCTGACCCTTGGGTGCGAGGGTATACATATATGCCACACATCTGCAAATCACACCGGAATAAAACATCAGGAGATGAATCTATGAGCCAACGAAGAGAGAAGACAATCAGAAGAAACATCCGGAGGGACTACCAGGATAAGTTGACTTGCTGGAAAAGATGGGAGCCTCCCAGATGGCGGTTTATTTCCCATTGGCTCTGGCAGAAGGAAAAGCCTGCGCCGCCCAAGGCAGTGCGGCGGTGTGAGTAAGCTTCCCCTGAAACGGCAGCGCAAAAAATTCATTGCGGCAATATAGAAAGGTTAGATTATTAAATATCTAAGTCTTCTATAGGAAACTAAGATATATATAAATCTTAGCTTTATATAGCTTAGTATTATATATAAATATACATTTAGTAGCACCCTGTTTGGCTTGCTTCTGATCAGGCAGAGGGGGTGCGGAAAATGTGCCGGGGGTCTTTTCCATAAGGCTACCCCAAAAAATAATAAACAAGCAAATATGGCGGGGCTGGCGCGCGATACCTGCACCTCGGGGTATCTGAAGGACGGTTCGAGTCCGCCCTCCCGTGTCCCATAAACATATCACCGTGGCGTACTTTGCCGGTGTGCCGCTTCCCTCCCGGAAGGGCAGGCAAAGAGAAATCGCAACGGTTGGCTCCTGACGCCGATAGGGAGCCGTAAATGGAGATCGGCAAATTTTTGGAGATTATATGCAGACAAACGAAAAGGGATTTGTGCTTTGCCCGGTATGTGGGAAAGCGACAAAGACAAAAGTGCTTCCCCAGACACGGCTGCAGCAGTTCCCGCTGTTCTGCCCCTGGTGCAAGAGGGAATCAATCGTAAATAAGTAAGCCGGAGCCAAGAGCCAGTGCTTTCCACCCAAGCGGTGGAGAGACTGGCTCTTTTTATTTTGTCCAGGCAATGACCGAGAAGGGAGTTTTACATGATCACGGTACAGCAGGTATTCGATATGGCAATCCACATGATGGATGAGCAGAACGAAACCACCGGTAAGACCAACAACACCGACACAAACGAATACAAATTCCGCACGCTTTCCATTCTGAATGCGATCCTGCCGCAGTTGTACCCTTATTCGGACACCTGTCAGGCAGACGGACCCGGCAGACCGGTGTGCCCAGCGCTGACCATGCCTGCGGCAGATCAAATGTCAAAACCGGATTTTACACAGAGCATTCCGCTGGATCAGACATTGGCACTTGGCGTACTCCCCTATGCGCTGGCGGCGCACCTGCTGTCCGGTGAGAACGAGAGCCTTTCTGCCTGGTTCCGCAACCAGTACATTCAAGCCTTTGCGGATCTGCGCAACAGTATCCCCGGCACATTCCAGCCGATCGCAACGCCCTACGGGCTGTTTTGAGGAGCAGGTAATCCATACGGGAGGCGGAAATGGCAGTCAAGAAACCAAATAACGGGGCTGTGATTGCGGATATGGGTTACCCCAACTCCGAGCCGCAATGGAAGTTCTTTCTATCTACTGCGAAGTACACCTGCTACGGCGGCGCCCGTGGCGGCGGAAAGAGCTGGGCGATCGTCCGTAAGGCAGCGCTGGGCGCGTATACATACCCGGGCATTCAGATCATCATGCTGCGCCGGGAATACGACCAGATGGAAAACCCCATCATCACCCCCATGCTGGCGATCCTGGCACCTGGTACCTACAAATACAACAAAACAGACCATGTGCTGAGCTTCACCAACGGCAGTCAGATCAAATTCGGCAACATGCCGGACTACGACGCCGCCACAGGCGGTAAATACCAGGGTCAAAGCTACGACTGGATGTTTATTGACGAAGCGACCCAATTCACCGAGAGCGAGTTCCGGGGACTGGCAGCCTGCGTCCGTGGCGCAAACAACATACCCAAGCGGATCTATCTGACCTGTAACCCGGGCGGCGTAGGTCATTTCTGGGTGAAGCGGCTGTTTGTGGACCGGGACTTCAAAGCGGACGAAGACCCGAAGGACTATGTGTTCATCCCGGCAACCGTGGACGACAACGTGGACCTGGTCAAGTCCAATCCGGACTATGTAAAGCAATTGGAGCTTCTTCCGGAGGATATTCGCAGAGCCCACCGTTACGGCGACTGGAATGCGCTGTCCGGTGTGTACTTTGAGGAGTTTGCCGACGGCATCCACACCTGCAAGCCCTTCCCTATTCCGACCCATTGGCAACGGTATCGGGCATTCGACTATGGTCTTGACATGTTCTTCTGCCTTTGGATCGCAGTGGACGAAAGCGGACGGTGTTACGTGTACCGGCAATTTGCCAAGCCCAATATGGTGGTGTCTGATGCTGCTGCCAAGCAGCTGGAGCTGACACGCCCGGATGAGAATATTTCCTTTTCCATCGCACCCCCGGATATGTGGAGCAGAAACCGGGAAAGCGGCAAGACCCAGGCGGCCATGTTTGCAGAGCACGGCGTTGGTCTTGTTCGCGCAGACAACAACCGCAAGCAGGGCTGGAGTGCGTTGAAGGAGCTGTTCAAGCTGCGGCCGGACGGATTCCCCAGCCTGCGGATCTTCGACACCTGCGGCACGCTGATCGACTGCTTGAAAAGCTTGCAGCATGACAAGAACGACCCCAACGACGTGATGGACAAGCCCCATGACATTACCCACGGTCCGGATGCCCTGCGGTATTTTGCCCAGACCTATGTGCTGCCGGCAGAAGTGCAGCGGGATGAGGAGTGGGACGACGAGGACACCGGGGAAATGGATTACCAGACCGCCATGTGCGGCTCCGGAGTAAGCCGGGGCTATGTGCTGGCGTGATACACGAGAAATTTACGGTCTACCAGAGCCGTGAATATATGGCCTACCAGAGCCAAAACGAAAGGAGAACCAAATGGAAAACGAAAACATCAGCTTTACCGAATTTGAAGAGGCATTCGACGGCTCTGCCGACTACCAGACCGACGGAAACGAGGATGCGGCTACGGAGGAGGACATTGTTCTGAGTGACGAACCGGAAACGGTCTCTGAAGAAGAGCAGACCGGCGGTGAAACCGCACAGGATGATGCACAGGAGCAGCCTGCAGACGGCAGCGAATCCAAAGAGGATCAGCCTGCACAGCAGGAAGAGACCTTTATCCTGAAGGTCAACAAGGAGGAGAAGACCTGTTCCAGGGAGGAAGTGATCACCCTCGCCCAGAAAGGCGCCGACTATGACCGGGTAAAGGACCAGCTGGAGAAGAGCCGGCAGGAAAACACCGAATTACAGAGCAAGCTTACAGCCCAGCAGGATGCCATGAGCGTGCTGGAGGAGCTGGCAAAGGATTCCGGCACAGACCTGACCGGTCTTATGAAATCGCTGCGGATCGGACTGCTGAAAAAGCAGGGGCTTTCCGAAGATGCTGCCAACGAGCGACTGCTGCGGCTGGCTGCGGAAAAGGAAAACGCCAGCCTGAAGGCGGCAGCGGCGGAAGCCAAAGCAGAACCTACCAGCGCTGACCGTGCCCAGCGGGAAATCGCCGAGTTCCGGGAGAGTTACCCGGACACGGAGCTGTCCAAGGAGCTTCTGGACAAGCTGATGGGCGACGTACAGGGCGGTATGACCCTGACCCAAGCATACCGAAAGTACGAAAGCGCACAGAAGGATGCGCAGATCGCTGAATTGCAGAGACAACTGGCAGCGGAGAAGCAGAACAAAGAGAATCTTGCATCTTCGCCCGGCAGTCAGAGCGATTCCGGTGGCAAGCGCACCAAGAGCGACTACGACGACTTTTTGGAGGCGTTTGAGTAAGACACGCCCCCATATAACGGCGGGAGCAAGCCCCACATTACATAAGCTTGCAAAATTTTGATTTGAAAGAAGGAAAGAAAATGAGCGCAATTCATTTCCCCGAGAAGTACAAGCAGTCCCTGTTGCAGGGCTTCAACAAGGCATCTGAGACCGACGCCCTGTTTTCCCATGATCTGGACACCGAGTTTTCCGGCGTGAAGACCGTCCATGTGACCAGCCTGAAGACCGAGGGCTTGCAGGACTATGACCGCAGCAAGTCTGTGGATTCCGGCAGCCGTTTTGGCACCACCAAGGAAGTGGGCGATGAGGTCCAGACCTTTACCATGACCCAGGACAAGTCCCTGAGCCTGTCCATCGACAAGGGCAACAACGCCGAGCAGTTCAACATGAAGAAAGCCGGCGCTGTCATGAAGGCACATCGGGACGAGCAGATCATCCCCACTGTGGACAAGTACCGTCTTGCCAAGTGGGCTGCTGAAGGTGGCATCCACGAGGAGCTTGCAAAGGCTCCCGATAAGACCACCATTGTCAGCCAGATCATTGAGTTGCACAACAAGATGCTGGATGCTGGCGTACCGGACCAGATCACCCTGGTGATCACCCGTTCCTATCTGCCTGCGCTGAAGCTCAGCGATGAGTGGACTGCACTGGACAATCTGGGCGGTAAGACCCTGCCCAAGGGTACCATCGGTGAGTTTGACGGTATGCCCGTTAAGCCCATGACCAGCAAGAAGATGCCTGAAAATGTGCCCTTCATGCTGCTGTACAAGGGCTCCATCATCTCCCCCATGAAGATCGAGAAGTTTAAGGGTCATGTTGATCCTCCCGGTCTGTCCGGCGACCTGCTGGAGTTCCGGATGATCTACGACGCCTTTGTGCTTGGCAAGAAGGCAGACGGCGTTGCCGTAGCTTGCCTGCCCGGTACTGTGGTGAAGACCCCTGCTATCGCTGTGGCTGACGGCAAGGCGACTATCACCTGCGGCACCACCGGCATGACCATCTACTACACCACCGATGGCTCTGACCCCCGGTACAGTGTGGAAGCAAAGGTCTACACCGCTGCTGTGACCCTGAATAACGGTGACCAGCTGAGAGCTTACGCCGTAGCTGACGGCAAGTACAGCTCCGCTGTGGCTGCTAAGGATTACACCGCCTGATAAACCGCCGGAGGGAGGCATCCCCTCCCTCCGGTTTCTCCAAAGGAGGAAACAACGATGACCATTGCGATGATTTTGAGCAGTCTTGCGCTTTTGGCTGCGGCCTTTAGTATTGGGCTGGTCCTATGGGACAGAAAGCGCAGCAAAGAGCGGAACACTGCTCTCATGCAGTACGAAGAAGAGGCAGAAAAAGCTTTACATGCCTTAGACAACCGGGTGAAGGCACTGGAAAACGGCAGCGTGCCGGATTTCGAGAAAGCAAAGCAGGCTGCCAATGCTGTCAATGATTTCAATGCAGGTATTACCGGCATTCTGGGTTATGATCCGTTTGCCGCCTTGCAGGCGCAGCGGCAGCAGGAGCATGGAGGTGAGCGCAGTTGAGCAAGAAGAAAACTCCCACTTATGAGGAGATCAACAAAAAATTCGAGAAAGCATACGACTTCAAACAGCAGATCGGGCTTTACGATACCGTGCAGGTTAACGAGGACTTCTTCGTTGGCAAGCAATGGGAAGGCGTGCAGGCTAACGGACTGCCCACACCCACCTTTAACTTTCTGAAACAGGTGGTCAACTTTCAGGTGGCGACAATCACCAGCGACAACATGGCGATTCAAGCCACGCCCCTGCCCTCTGTAAGCAAATACACCGCAGAGCAGGTAGAGCAGATCTGTCAGGTACTGAACCACCAGTATGCCGCCATTTTGGAGCGAAACCATTTTGTAAGCAAGCTGCGGCAGTTCATGCGAAATGCAGCGGTAGATGGCGACAGCTGCATTTACTGCTGGTTTGATCCCACCATTGAAAACGGTCAGCTGGTCAAGGGTGAGATCGTGACGGAGATCATTGAAAATACCCGTGTCCACTTCGGCAACCCCAACTGCCGGGAGGTACAGTCCCAACCGCACATCATTCTATCCCGCCGGGAATTGGTGGACGATGTGCGCTACCGGGCAGAAAAGTACCAGAAAGCCGGCGTATGCGGCATGAATCCGGAGGAGATCACCCCGGACAGCGAGAAATTCTGCAACAAATATGACAGTTACACCGACGACAAGGTAACGGTACTGACCTACCTGTACCGCAGCCGGGACACCGGCACCATCTGGTGCTGCGAATCTACGGAAAAGGGCATCCTGCGGAAAGCCTACGACACCAAATACAAGCGGTATCCACTGGTATGGCTCAGCTGGGATTACATCCAGGACTGCTACCACGGTCAAGCTATGATCACGGGTCTGATCCCCAACCAGAAATTTATCAACAAGATGTTTGCCATGGTGGGTATCTCCCTGATGACCACCGCTTTCCCCAAGGTGATCTACAACAAGAACATGATCCGCAGTTGGGACGGCGCAGTAGGCACTGCCGTGGGGGTAAACGGCAATGTGGACAGCGTGGCAAAGACCATTGACGGGGCTACGGTGAATCCCCAGATCGCCCAGTTTATCCAGATCGCCATCGACAAGAGCCGGTCTTTCCTGGGCGCATCGGACGTTGCCATGGGTGACAGCCGACCGGACAATACGTCCGCCATCATCGCCCTGCAGCGGGCAGCCAATACCCCCATGGAAATGACCAAGCAGAATATGTACCAGTGCGTGGAAGACCTTGCCCGGATCTGGCAGGATATCATGTCCGTGCGCTACGGTGTACGGATGGTGGAAGTAAACCTGGCTATGGACGACCCGGGGCAGCAGCCCCTGGGCATGCAGCTTCCGCCCCAGGGCTTCCTGCAACCCTTTGACTTTTCGGTCCTGAAAGACTTCCCGGTGGCAGTGAAGCAGGATGTGGGCGCAAGCAGCTACTGGAGCGAAATGGCAAACATGCAGACCCTGGACAATCTGCTGATGAACCACCATATCACTCTGGAACAGTACTTAGAGCGACTGCCCAGCGGCTATATCAGCAAAAAGCAAGAGCTGATCCGGCAAGTCAAAGCCATGGCGGCGACGCCTTTAACGGGCGCTGCCACCGGCATCTCCAAAGAAAACTTAGACAGCATTCCGGTGCAGGCAGGTCCGGGCAACGGGCAACTGCAAAGGCTGCTGAACAGACAGGGGGCATAACCAATGGAACTGATCGATCTGACAAAACTGGAACAGGATGTAGAAATCATCCAAGCTCTGCCGACCCAACCGAATCAGGAAGAGGGCATGAGCGCAGAGGACCTTCAGAAGAAATTCGACGCGGCTGCTGTCATCATCAAAAGCTACCTAAACGAAAAGGTGGTGCCGGCATTCCATGCATTAAAGGAATATGCCGCTCAGCTGAAGACGGATTCTGCTACCGGTTTTGAGGGCGTCCAGACGGATATCGCAGAACTGGAGCAACGTATTTCCCAGCAGCTGGATGATGTGAATACCATCATCGAGGATCTTTCTCAGGTCACGCAGAACAGTCTGGACGACCTAAACCAGGATATCATCGATACTCACAAGGAAATCCAGAACCTTTCACAGGCAGTAACTGAAAGGCTGGAAAAGGCAGAAGGCGATATCGCATACAACGATGCCCGGCTAACTGCGCTCATGCAGCAGTCGGTGAATTTTGCCAGCACGATCGAATGCACCGCATCCGGCACAGTGGTTTCGGTGGCGGATGCCAGTGATGCGCCTTTGCGGGGCTTGACCCTATACGGCAAGACTACCCAGAACGGCACGCCCACACCGGATGCGCCGGTGGCTCTGGAAAGTTCCGGTGACAGCGGTAAGGTGGAGATCCGTCTGCTGGGTAACCTTTTGAACGTGGATGCCATGTGCAACGATAATCTGGTGAAAAACGCCGACGGCAGCTACACCATGACAAAGACCGGGACGACCTCTGC